TCCCTTGCTATCACTGACGACAAGCTGCTGGTTACCTACGATGTACTGGTTAACATCACCGAGAATGGTAATGTCCACATCCCCAGGATTGTTGAGGAAGATTTCATTTGTCTTCGTATCGATGATCATGTAGGCGCCGTTAGAGAACTTCATCACCGCTCGATCTGGGTAATTCTTGTTCTTCTCAGGAAGCGCAACCTGATCATCGACTGTGTACGGACCCCAGACACATCGATGTGGGTCCGCATCGGGAAAACGCAACCCCACCTTGTGCTTGTTCTTCGGCACCATGAAAGAGCCGGCTCGATCAAGCGCATCGCCTCCTGGGTTGTATGCGCCGTCAGCGTGCTGGTACATTGGAACAGCCCAAGGCAGATGATTGTCTGGGATGCCGTCAAACACACCATCGATTCGAGCCTGAATACGTCCTAGCTTTCTAGGGTCATTGTTGTTTACCACGTGCGCTTCGTAAGTAATTCTCGGGTCAAGCCCTTGTTGCTTCAAGAAGCGCGTGATGTTTAATGGGCCGCCTGCCATTTATTTCACCATTTCCACTGTAGCCAGTATATCGTCGATATCGCCTTGAAGAAGGTACGATGGAAGTTTCTGTACGATTTCGTTGTACATACTCTCATCGGCTCGGGCAACATCAACCAAACCAGCAACTGCAAGATTAAACAGACCTTCCTGGGCGAGATTGGCAATCTGTCTCGTTTTCTCTAGTACAACGCCTGTATTCTCAGCCTTCATAATACCTCCAGGTCCATCGTGTCGCATGTGACTAACGCTTTACGGCCGTGTCGAATTACGCTAACGATTTCAACGTCGAATCCATAATTCTTACCGACTCGTATTAAGGTACGTTCAAAGGTCACACGCACAGTAGGATGTGCTAGTGCGGCTGGGGTAAATCTATCCAACTCACCTCGACGAATCAATCGTCTATAAATTCGGTCCAGCTTATCGCAGCCGCTGTATATGCTAAGAGCATACCTGTTTTTAGGCATGCGAAAATAGTCTGACAATGGATCGCCAGATGCAACACACAACAAAGTCGAATGAAGACCAGGCATCTTGGTATCAAATTCCTGAAAGTCTTCGTCGATTGACGCCATGTAAAGATGCAAGGCTTTCTTTAGTATGCGCTTCTTGTTGTGTTTTGGTTTAACGAACGCAAACATGACCACAATGTTGTCGGGCAAGCCGATCACGTCAACGCCTCTAGATTTCAGATAGCCTCTGATTTGGGCAACTCGTTCGTCGGTATCGAAATAGAGACAGGACTCTAATTCTGCATCAACGAAAATAGGTAGAACCAAAACATCGGCAGCCTGATATAGGTCAGCGAGCGCGAACGGCTCGTACAGTATCTTGACCTGCATTAGTATATCTCCGGTAAGCCGTTAAGGAGAAATTACATGCAGATCACTAAACTCATGGAGCGTAGCTTGCGAGCACATTCCAAAGACGCTCAGCGCGCAGGTCGGCAGGCAACGTCAGGAAGTTGAAGTAGAAGCGATCCGCAGTTTCCGCAGAAACTTGTTCTTCGTCAGACAGCCCAGCATACGTCTTTAGAGCAACGTCGCTGCTCAGATATTTGACATACGTCCGCATTTGGGCATTGTTGAGCTTGGCTTCGCACTGTGCAACGAAGTTCAAGTCTATACTTGGAAGATCAAGGTCAACTGGGATTTCCTCGTAACCGAGCGCGTTTACGAGCAGGTAGATTACTTTCTCTTGCTCAAGCATATCTTCCCAACGAGTAAACATTTTAAACCTCCGTAGTACCTAGAAGTTCGGCAACTGCTTTCTTGTACTCACCCCAATTCAACAACTGTTGTGTGAACTGGGTTGTTATGGTTCCAACAGTAGCGTATACAGTCAGAACATCGAAACTGGTAGCGAAATTGCTTATTGGTGTGCGACGCTTGCCTCCAAACGTGTCTTCCACTAGAGACACTTCGAGCAATTTGATTCCAACGTCTTCGATGAAGGTGACACCTACAAACACAGTTGGATTTGGCGTAGGAACTAGAAACGAACACTTCTGGCGGATTTCCTTGAGACTTATGTTCGAGAAGTCCTTCATCATAAAGTTGTCGAACGTTTCGCTGAGACCTACTACTGTGGACAGGTCAGTCATCTTTTGCAGCCTCGTAAAAGTAAAGTTCGGACAATTCAGTATTGGCCTGACGATACCTGATTATTTCAATACCGGAACCCTTATTACCATCACGGAATTCCATCAGGAGTTTACCGTGAACGTTCTTACCATCACCGTTGCGGCCAGTACCGAAATAGTCGTCCCAAGGTGCTTCTTCGATAAGGGTAGCCTTTCCGGTTTCCTTCAACCAACGCATGAGCATAGGATTCTGATGGTACTGGTATCGAATAGCCTGACGCATGATACTAGCACGCTTTTCGTCGAAGTCATCTACGATGGGACACCCTGATTTAGCGGAACCCCAGTATTTGGCTTTGCTGCCGTCTACCGCATTAATGATCTTGGCACGGAACTGCTTGTCTTTGGTCTTGTGTGCCTGATAGTAGTGTTCACGCGAACGGAACAGAACAAGTTTCTTACCCAAAGGTGCAATGAACGGTGCTTGGAAAAATGCGCTCAACCACGCGTACTGCACGACACGAGAATTGAATCGAATCTCTTTGGATTTCTTAGCCATGAGAAACTCCTTTTGGTTTCAATCAGTTTACAGTTTCCGCAGACCAAAAAAAGGGCGAAATGCCGAAGCACTCGCCCGAATGTTAGGAGTAAGCATGCCGAAGCAGGTACGATCAGAATACGCCAAAGGAGGAGAAATGCGCCTTCCGACTAACCGAAGCTCGCAGCAACATCGGCAGCAGAAGTTAATCTGATCGTACCTGCAACAACATAGCTAAATTATGATCACACTGGCATACGACGGCTGACAGTCATCCGAGTCAATGGAGTATTGTTGCGACGAGATAGCTCGGATAGTTGTTTTGCAATCTTACGGTTAACCCGTTCATTCGCCAGCTTCTGGTTAGGCAACCAGCGCTTCTTGCCATCGTGCGTCTCACCGGCTACTTCACTGGCTTCACCGAAGTTGCGCTGCCCAAGGGCGGTCATTCGTCCAGTACCTTCAGCGAGAACACCAGAACGAGTACCATTAGCAATGTTGTTCAGGTACATATCACGCTGAGCAAGAGCAGACGCTAGTGCATCCATACCGCCGCTTTCACCCTCTGCAGGAGCAGGCATATACTCTTTCTTGATTTCACCCAGGCGCTTCTGGTATGCACCGATCCGCTTGAGCAACTCGAAGTCGTCTTCTTGGTCGGCAAGAAGTGCGTCCAAGTTGAATCCACCCGCAGCTGCCATTGCACGCAATGGAACTGGCACGCCCTTATCAGTTAGCGCTTGCAGCATATCGAGATACGCTTGGTCGCCTTCCGGTTTGAGCTGCTTGGACCAGTGAACAGTAGGGATCAACAGACGCGAACCGTCCTGCAAAACTTCGTGATTGTGCATGGTATCAACCTTGTCAAGCAGGTTGCCTTTGATAGACAGCTTGCCGGAGCGGTTGAGCGTGTAGCCATGCAAGGCACTGATCAGCGGGAAGATTTTGTTGTAGAACAACTTGGTTGTGATGGTGTCGCGGTACGCACGCAGCGACTCAATGAACACGGTGAGGCTTGTGTCAGCGTTAGAGTACGTGGCTTCACCCGACAAGAAAGATTCACTGATGCCGAGAGCGCGGAGCTTCATCGCCATCGTCTCATCCCAAATGTCGGTAACCTTCCAGAAGTCACCGCCTTGTCGAATCTCCTCTGTGGATATGCCCATGCGCGTTGCGATCACAGCACCTAGTGGGTCTGCGTCTGCGTTTTGGAACAACTCCATAGCCATTTGCATATCGGCCATAGTAGGTTCCCACTGATCACCATCACCTAGTGTCAAATGCAGAATACCACGCTGACGACGGGCAGACTCGACCAACGTACCACGGAACAGATTCTTCTCTAGCAGCCAGATAGGCAGAACACGACGGTAGTATGAAACACCAGTCGAGTTTGAGAATGACTTACGTGGAATGTAGATTGTGGACAGAGGGTCCAGCTCCAACGCTTCGTTGCTGATCTGCCTAACGACGTCCTCCCCAAGATACTCGCGGAGTTTCTTGATTCGAGGACTCTCACTGCTCAGAACGGTCTTGTAACTATCAGGAAAAGCCACCGTGATGAGCGGGTCTTGCGAATAGAAAGGCAGAGGATCGACCTTGCAGTTCTCATACTGATGCGTGATCAGGTCCACGAAGGTGTTACGCTTCGGGTTGTACAGCATGTTGCCTACGAACGCGCCGGTAACCTGATGGTCCACGGACAGTTCGGGAAGCAGAGTACGAATGTTTAGGCGTTCAATTACCTCGTTAAAGGCATCTGACACTTTGGGGTTCTGAATGCCGCCGATGTTGAAGTCACTGAACGGCAGCGTCGAGGTCAAGTCCACGCACGATCCAGAGATAGGGTCGTTGTAGTAAATGTCCTTGTAGATACGCATGACCAGTTTCTTCTGCTCAAGGTCCTCAGAGAAGACGATATCCTTGAGCAACGGGTCTATGTCGATTTCAATGGGCAGTTGTGATACTGATGTATTGCGCAACGGCGATGAAGCGGCTGTCGCTTCAAATCCTCCAGTGAGTGACTGCGAGGCGTTACGCCGCGCGTGTACACCCACCTGCTGTGGCGCTGATCCCGCTTGTTGTGGCGGGTTGCCGTAGTGCGTGTAACTAGGGCGTCGTTTGATTCGCATTACTCACCTCAATCGCTGATCTTGTACTGCGGCTTCACGTCCCGAATACGGTAAATGAAGAAGCGGCCTTGACTCTCAGCGGCTTCCAACTGTTTAGCCAGCTTGAGAGATACGTCTTCGTACAACCAGTGAACATCGTTGTGGAAGACCACGTGTAGTTCTTTCTTCTTGACGTCCAACCAAGCGCGTTTTAAGTTGGAGGAGTCTATATCAAGGGTGTAGATGTTTTTGTCTTTCTGAACGGGCTTGTCTTTACCGCCTTCGCCTTTCACGACAGGTACACCCTTGATCTTTCCACCCCAACCATTACTGTTCATAATGAGGCGAACAGCATCTTTCTCTTTGACCTTGAAACGAACGTTCAAGTTGCTTCTGTCTACGATATAGTGGTTGGCTCCGATCTTACGATAGCCAAACTTCTCACCAGCAGACAAAGCAAGATCGAGTTCCGGGTGATCGGTAATCAACTCAACGTCTCGCCCTTGATATATGTACCATTTATACTTTTCGATATTGATCATGGCATTCACCTACGAAATGATCCGGACAAACCAAGGTTTCCAATCTGCCCTGATCCGCCACCGATGGCACCACCACCGCCTGAATACAGCTTAGACGCCATCAACGCGACTGGCCGTGTGTTCTGTTGCACGTCAGGTGCTGCCATGAGAATAGCTTGGTAGTCTTCTTCCTGAAGTGCGTACTGGAGTAGAGCAACTGCGCGGAACACATCATCCGTGTAACCGTCAGCTTTGTCGATCATCTTGGTGGTATCTTTAACGGTAGCCATTTGCATTAGCAAGTGCGACACAGGCTGACCGTCAAAGCAGAACGGATAATGCTCATCATCAAACTCGATGCACGCTTTGAACGAATCGCGTTCGGCAGCAGGTATCTTGAGAGTGCCTTGCTGGAGCATCGTCTTCATGTTGTAGATGTTTTTGTACTTGAGGCTGTACTGCTCCGCCACTTCCAATTCTTCACGATCGTTCTTGGCGTCTTGTAACAGCTTGATGGAGTTCCAACGGTCAGCTAGCAGGATGCGAACGTTACGTGCTTCCATTATTGGAAGTAATACCTCATCGTAAATGCGAGCGTGATTCAGAGGAGCACCGACTTCCGGCTGTACTTCAAACACCAAGTCAACAATGACGTTCAGCCCATCAAACCGCCCGACAGCTCCAGCGAAGGAGTTGTTTGTGTATCCGGCGTCGAGACAAAGTATGGATGGGTGTTTTGATTTCTTGATCTTCTTGATTTCAGCCCAAGTGTATGACTCGCCTCGCTTTTTAGAGTGAACAACGCGGCGAATAAGTTTGATCGGATTGCTCTTGCTAGTTTGTGCATCTTCAATCTCCGAATGGTTTTGCAAGAACGTATTGGCAGCCAGTGGAGGCACTGCACCATAGTCTCGCTCTGCATTCAGAGGATCAGTACGGTATGCTTCCTGAATGGTCTTGCTGTTACGTGGAAGTGTAGGGTTCACTTCCCAAGTTGGACGAACGATACCGTACATGGTATCTGAATTTTCGGCACGACGTACCAGTGTCATAATCATATCGTTCCGACTGGACGGAGAAGACACGTTCATGGCATAACCAGGGTATACGTCATCGTAGCCGAGAGAAAGCAAACGTTCAGCAGCACCGCGAACGGTAAGCAGAGAACGGTCGAGAGCGCCGGCTACTTCGTGGGCGTTGTCCTTGACCTTTTTAGTGTCACGGTTCGAGTCGAAGTAACCGATTTCGTCGATTGCTGAAAAGAAGCGAGTACGACCGCGAAGAACACGTTTGTCTGGACCTGCTGGGTATGCCATCAGACCACGAGAAGGGTAAGCTACGTAAGTATCGTTAAACTTGAGTAGCTTTTCGCCGTACCGTTCTTCGTAGTGCTTTAGCATTGAATGGTACTCGCGGTACCACGCAGACTCGGTCAATGTAGCGTAGTAGTTCTGCCACAAGGTATCCTTGGCCTGAGCATACGTCAATGCGACGAATGTACAGTGCAACATGGTACCAGTTTTGAGTCCGTAGAATGCGTTCGGATTCTGTAGCTTGAGCAAACGATGAGTTAGGTAAGGTGCGAAGTATCCAGCGATACTCAACGACTTACCGGAACGCTGTCCAGCACAAACAGCAAGTTCTTGAATAAACTTTTGTTTGCCTTTCTTGATTAGCTTGGAACGACCCCATCCACAATGTGGACACATACCGTGCTCCAGCAGTGCAACCTTGCGCTCAAACTTCCTGTAGGTATCGTCAGGCTTGTGATCGACGTATAAGTATTCAAGATCCGTACAGCGATGACAGGCCTCGTTGAAAGCGACAATACCCCACACCAATTGCTCGATGTAGGGTTTTTCACCGTTAGTCATGGCGAAGCGGTCGGTCGTGCACCACTCGTACACGTTCTTGGCGACAGGAATACCAGAGTCGTCAATCTTCATATCGCGCGGCACTAGGACTTTAGAGTCCACAACCTCACGAATAGTACGAGCAATGTCGATTTCCGATTCGTCCAACATACCAGACGCAGCGACCATGTGGGCGGCTCTGTTCATGTTGTCGGGATCGAAATCCTCAGCAGCACCAGCAGTTCCGCCACGAAGGCCATTCAAGAATTGGAACGGGTCGGAGAGAGCTAGATCATAGCTGTTCCCTCCGATAATGCCTTTTCCTTTCTTGATTTTCATGTTTTACTTCCTCGATGCGCGAACACCCAACGTGTTCTGCGGACCATTCGTCTCGATATCAGGTTCAACACCTGACTGCTTGACTGTAGCCGCATAGTGTTTGTGTAGCGCAGCGATGGCATCTGGTACCTTACGCTTGTTCAGTGCTAGGATCATTTCGTCTGCGGTCTTGACTGTAAGTCTGCCGAGCAAAGTCTTCTTCACTGATTCAGGTAAGGTTGTGCTCATGTTAACGAAGGCTACCAAGGTGTTCAGTCGAGCCAAAGGCACGAATGCTTCACCGATAGCTTCATCCATTTCGAGTTCCATGCCCAGCCCATCGCGCAACGCTGCTTCTACAAAATTAGAAGCATCCTCGTGGGCAAAAAGCAGGCTAGCAGACTCGAACAGAGCGGTACGAAATTGTTCTTCTCGGTTTAAGGTTTGGTCACGAATATCGTTCAAAAGGACGTCCGGGACCTCTATTTCGTTCTCTCCTACAACACCGTAGTCGTGCTTGTTGTAGTTGATACCTTCGAACCTTGGATCTTCGATTTCCTCAATATCTGGGAAGTCTACTTCTATCGGTTCCAGTTCTTCTGTTTCTTGTACAGCGGGTTCTTCTGCATCTGGAGCATCGGTAACAGGCACAGAGACGATCGTACCTAGAGTAGGCAGAGTGGCGCGCTTTACTTTGCGAGGACGTACCTCGGTCGGTATGGGTTCATCAGCGCGTCGCACGCCCAAAAAAGCAAAGCTGGGGAGTCGATCCCCAGCCTGCTCACTCAGATCACCAAACAAACTAAGCGAGAGCGTAGTCTGATGGGGCGTCTTCGTCTTCGTCGTCTGTTCGCTTGGACTTACCTTTCTTTTTCTTTGGCTTGTCGTCTGCGTCGGACTTTCGTTTCCCTTTGTCTTTCTTTGACTTTCTGGGAGGCGCATCATCTTCGTCCTCGGAACTATAGTCAACTTGAGCGTCAGGCATGTTCTCTGCGGTCATGATATCGTAACGTTCGGCCAACTCAAAGTTGAATACCTCACCATCACGATCTTTCTCACAACGAATAGGCAAGATGCGCAGTTCACGCTGCTCAGGTTTCGTGTAGTTCCATTGCCACATGGTATCGGCGTGCTCTTTGATACCCTTGGAGTAACGTAGCTTTTCCGTGGTATCATCGAGCTGTGCAAGAATGACGACCAGGCAACCCGTCTCACGGCTGAACCGCTTAGAGACTGCCGCGACCTCGCTCAACTGGAACCACTGAGACTCGTGATCCATGCCTTGCAGCAGGCCGATGTAGTCGATCATAATGATCTTGTAGCCGAACGGCTTGACCATGCGGAACACGTCGTCAATGTTTACACCACGAGTCGGGCTGACTGTGGTGTACGCAATACCGTGTTTCTTACCGTGCTCCGAAAACTTATCGAAGGCAATCTTGACGTTCTGCTTGTCCGCCAAGCTCAACTTGTTCTCTTTGAACTTGTTGAACGGTATCTTGGTCAAGTGCGAAGCGAGGCGACGAGTCTCCTGTTCGTCATCCATTTCAAGTGAAATACGACAGACCGACTTCTTGGCTTTAAGGTACAAGCTAACGCCAAGGTTCATCGCAACCGTAGACTTACCACCAGACGTTGTAGCCGAAATGATGAACACGCCCGTCTCAGGCAAACCACCATTTCGTTTGTCGTACTCGACATACCCAGTCTTAATACGCGGACTGGTCTTTCGGTTGATTACGTTGTCTACAATCTGAGCGGACGAGTCGTTCTGACCAAAGTTCAAGAAGAATTGATCATCGGCCAGATTGGCATTCGCTTTCGCTACCGCTTCGGTAACTTGGGAAAGAAGCGAGTCGATATCTACTTGTGGTTTGTCTAGTTCCTCAAAGCTGTCTTTGCAGATACCGTAGATTGCGCGAATCTTTCGATACCGCTCCAGAATCTCCAACAGCGATCTGGTCTGTTTCTTGTTTGTGCAGGGCTTGGCCTTGCGTATCTGAGTTTTCAGTACGTCACGCAAATCTTCGTCGATTGTAGGATCGGCAGCCAGCGAATTGAAGTCAATCAACTCGAACCGCTTCTTGGCTAGCGTGTCGATCCTACGGAATGCTGCCAGAGTAGGAGCATTATGGAAGTGCTCCTTGCTTAGCTTTCCGAGAAGTGTGCTGCGTACATTGGCTGGAATGGAGTCGTCAGTCAGTGTCTTGATACACCGAACCTCTGACTCCTGATCATATAGCAGCGCCATCGATGTTCACTCAACTTATACCCAGAGGGATAGTTCGGGATACTTTGAAATAACAGAAGTAACCCACGCAGACCACAACTCACTCTCGGTAAGCTGCATGTGACTGACCTTGCGAAGTCCCGCTTTCGGGTTCTTGGTGTCTGCACGTCGAGTGTAACGGTTGATCGAGAAACGCTTGAATGGCATTTCCATAGCAGCAACAGCACAATCGAAGTCTTGGCGACTTACGGTCATGGCGTTGCAGAGTAACGCAAAACATTTCCCAGAACTAATGTTTGGATTCTCTCGAACAATTTTGTCGAGGTTTAGGAACAGAAGGCGTTTGTAGTTGTCTTCCAGCTTATTGCCGAAACAAGCAAACGCGGCCCGCTCTAGTGTATCAGCGTCGAGCTTCATGCAACGCTCCTATGCTTGATAAGTTCGGTTGCTACTTTTTTGAGGAATCGTCCGAGTCGATCTTGGCACACGTTGAAGTGTTCGGCCATGTGGACGACGACATTTTCGTGTTTGGTACGCTGCACGAAGTCTGCACAATCCTCATCTGAACGGATTATGTCTCGACTTCGCAAATACCGAGTGAAGCGCGAATCTTCATGGCCGCTTGTGATCAAAATGGCACGGCGACGAACATTCGATTTACCTAGATTCTTGACTACCCGATCGAAGTTCAAATCGGAAATCAACTTGCTATTGTCGCCCTGATTGATCGAGTTGAGCGTTGAATCGTAGGCAAACAAATCGTCACCGTCAATTACAGCCAACTGATTTTCGGACACGCAAGTAAGAGCGAAACTTTGTCCGCCGAATCCGTCTTTGCCTGTATTACTCAGACGACGGCGCTTGTCACTTGTCTTCGAGTTAATGATGTTGAGTGCATGGTTGGTGCACGTGGTACGAAGATAGTTGAGCACATGCGCGTCGGTCTTCGTCGTTGGTACCATCATGTAATAGGCTTTGATGGCCTTGTAGAGCAGATCATTGTTGAAGTCCGTGAACTCGGAGTTCTCAGCCTTTACAAGAAACCGCAACTTCTTGAAGGTCTTTTGCCGGATATGCTGCATCAGTTCCTGATACATCATGTTGAAATCACGGCGAGTACGCTCTACTGCACCTTCACGAATCTCATCCGTCGTGATATTCCGTACGCGCTTGGAATTGCGCATATCGCGGCGGAAGTTCCTTTGAGTGAAGCAGCGGCGAAGCAGCACCACATCGTTTCGCACCATGTCAAACGCATTGGCATAGTGGTGAATGTTCTCGATGTTTACAGCTACCTTGCAGAGGTTCAAACAGAAGAACTTGACGTTCAAGGTAAAGTAGGAGAACTCAGTAAGCATCAACCTGAAATCCTTTGCACTGATTTCGAGGTCACGGAAACGAACGTTCTCCTTGAGGAAGTGCTGATACTCGTAGGCATCGATCACACCACACAGGTACGAAACAGTGGACTGTGCCACTTTCAAGGTGCGATCAGATTCGAGGTCGAGTTTCAGAACGTGGCGCAATGCTGAACACAAACTTTCCATCTATCAGTCCCCAGATACCGAAATGATCAGATCACCCTTGTCCTCTTTCGAGGAACGCTTGTAGCGCTGGGCCTCTTTACCAACGTCGCGTCCGGACATCATGCCGTTAACAAGATCGACCAGATCAACAGTCTTCTTGCCCTTACGACGTGGTGCCTTGTTCTCTTTGAACACGGTGTCGATGGTAGTGATCTGACCTCCAGCAGAATCTGAGGTCATATTGAGTTCGTATTCTTCCTCTGCACGGAGCTTCTTGGTAATCAAGCGCTCAGTATCAGGATCGACCAGACGACCGCGAGCGATCATACGCTTGCGCATTTCGTCAAAGTCCTCAGCCTTGATAATGTGAGGGAAGCACTGCTTGCTGTAGGTCAGGTTACAACGACCGTCCTGCGATGTAATGCGGACGTATTCGCTGCTTGCCGACAGCACGATGGCAGACATAAAGTTGCTCAGGTAGTCTGCATTCGCCGCGCCACGATAGCGCACATAAACTTTCTGGCCGAAGTGAAGTCCTGCACGGCGCGTCTTCTTCTCGTTATACAACAACGAGGCCAAGGCACGTAGACCGTCATCAGGAATCTCTTGGATGAGGGACACCAGGCTATCAAACGCATTGCGACGCATCAGCGGCTTCAACGGCTTTGCATCTGCGATAAAATAGGCACAGGTTTTTGAAGTAGAGGTTTTATCTAGTTTGCTGCAAACATGCTTTTTATCGGGTACCAACTTCTCACACTTAAATCCGACACATTCACCACAAAGAGGTTGAAGACTTTTTAGTCCTGCTTTTACCTGTTTGCGACTGCGAGTTGTCATCTTGTCCATCTAAATAACCCTTTTTCTTTAGTGTCTCAGCGAGACAGAGAAGCAGCGCTTGGTCCAGATTCCGAAGCCCTGAGTCGATCTTAAACAGATGGAGTGCTTTATGCACATCATCTGGAATACGTGAACTGATCATCCACTTCTTGCCCGCAACACCGTTATCGGCAGCGGACAGGATGGCAGACACGAGAATGTCCAAATAGGGTTTGGCATTTTGTTCCTGTGTATCGTTCGCCCAATACTGACGCTTACTTTGACGGCCAGTACGAACTTGTGCAACAACCGCCTCGGCATGAGCGTGAAGCAGATTGTGACACTGCGAACATAACGGGATTTGCAGACTGTCTTTTCCTCCAAGTGCCTGCGGAGTTGTGTGATGCCAATGCAGCAAGGTGAAGTGCTTGACGCAGATCGTGCAAAGACCTTCGTTGTACTTCACCTGTCCTTGACTACTCATCTTCGTTGAGGCTAAAAGGTAAGCCCCATTCAACTTCGATTGTGTTCAATGTTTGTGCCAATGCCTTCCGTTGAGCATCGGTTACGATCCAAGCCAACCACATCTTGGGGTTTCGAGGATTGGGTACGAACTGCGAACTAGCCAACGAGTAGCGGACATGGCTGCGAGCGTTGATCGTCTCGATCAGTTCGATCAGCTTGTCGTTTGCTGAGGTATGGGCAAGTTCACGCTTGGGCCCAGAGAGCTTTGCGATCTTGTATCCGTGC